CTACATTTACTACTAGACTTGTGCTACTATCTATTGTTCCACCTGAACTGTCAACAGTATCACCATAGACAATAGTTGTTGTCATTGTTCCTGTTTTGCTTACTAATGTTAAAGGTAATAATTTTTCTATACGTCCATAGTCAACAATGTCTGTTGTATATGTTAACGGTAAAGTAGGAGTTAAATTCCAGCTGTCTGTATAAGTGTCCCAGCCACTGGTTAGGTTAGCCCACGTCTGTGTTGATAGTGGTTGATAAATTCCTTCTGCAAAGTATCCGTTGCCAGCCATATTAAGTTCCTAAATTGTGACTTGTCACTTGACTATCACCTCCAGCAGGACTTACACCTGCATCCATTCCTGCCACAGCAACTAATGGATTTTGTATCAAATAATTAAGATACGCTTCAATATTTGATCCTGTTAAATTACTTCCTATAATAGGATCGTAATATGTATAATTTCCTAAATTACTACCATCTGCATGATATTCTCTTCCACCACTAATCACTCTGCTCCAATCAAATTTCACAAAATTAATATCTTTGTGATCACTAAAACCTTTAGTTCCAAATTTTATAAAGTGAAAAGGTCCAGAGATTGGAGTTTCGCCTTCAGCCCTTTGCGATTCATTAATAAAGTATCTAATACGAATTGAATCAAAGGATGGGTTAGCTGGTAAATTTAAAAACAACCCTACGTCCATCTGTTGTGATGCTCCAGTAACAAGATCTTGACTGTTACGATAAAACAAATAATCATTTGAAATAGGTTTGTTTAATGTATATGTCTTACCATCAAAGGTTGATGTTTGTTTAGTTGCATACACTAGACTACCTTCTTTGTCTGTGCCAATTACATTAGGATTATGAAATGCTAATCCTTTTGTGCTACTAATATTAACATGAAACCCACTAAATTTTGTTAGTCCATAGCCTTCAATTCCAAACTGATCTTTTACTGCAAATTTATTAGGAACATTAATGATGTCAACTTGATCATATGCTTTAAACAAACTTACGTCAAAGAAGTTTATAGGTGGTCTTGGTGGCAGTGGATTAGTTTCTATAGGCTCACCTGAACTATCTGGATCTTCATTTGGAGGAACAATTCCAATTGGACTAATTGGAGCACCTCGTTGTCTTGGACGTAAAGAAATAGGATCTGGACTATAAATTGGCGGTGGAACATCTAATTGTCCTACGCCTCCAGTTGCAGGATATATAGACGCATCATGTTCAACTGCGTTAATGTTGACAGTCAAGTCGGGATTTAAATCTACTCTTACTATCCTAAATGATACGTTTGTTAATTGTAAAGTTGTATCTGTTATTCTTATAATATCGCCAACTTCAACTGCATGAAGTTCTTGTGTTGCTCTAAATTTAACAGAACGTTGTTGTCTTGATTTCAAATAAATCATTCTAGCATTTTCATATGCCATTGCTTTATTTGTAATTGTATGGAATGTAAATTCTTTAGACAACTCTTCATCATTGTCTATAGTTTTATCAGCACTTACATTATAAAAAACTTGTTGGTTAGTGAATTCTAAATCAGGATCAACATAGTTTACTATTGCTTGATTTAATTTGGTTCTTTTTCTTTCACCTTGTAAAGTAATACCGCCATGGACAACATTCTTGTCAACGTCATATGCAATATCAACAGTTGTTGAGGTAATGTCTGTGGCGTGTCCACCGTCTTCAACTTTTAATTTATACCTACCTTGTATATACGGCATAATGCCTCTACCACCACCAATTAAATTTTTTACATTAGATAAAATTTTATTGTTAGTGTCAATAACAGCATTACAAGTTAATGCCTTGCCTGTGTAGGTATTATTATAAGTTACTGTTTGATCATATTTGTTTGCGGCAACCCAAAAACTATATGCGTTAATTTGTTCTTTAGGAATACCTGCACCATAGCGTGGGTTCATCAAATAATCTAAAATACAGTTAGCCGGATTTGCATTATAACTTTTACTTAGGTCTGCATAGTCATTAGCTAAATTTAAAACTCCTACTGGAGCCATATTTCTTACATTATAAACTAACTTACCACAAATATCAAATTGAACTTGTGGTATTCCGCCTCTAAAAGGATTATTATTAGCGTCGTCTTGTGTTTTAATTTCTTTCCATTCAAAACGCATTGCCACATAAGCAACACCAGTCATAGTTCTATCTTTACCTGGCCAAACTGGTGCATCATCCATGATACTTGCTACTGATGGATTACCTGATCCACCATCAAAGCATTGAAATCTTATTCTTCCATTAAACCTGTCCTTATTAACAGGAACATCAAACCCATTAGAATAAAAACCGCCTGTTGAAAATCCATTGCCAGATGTATATTCACTAGGCAAAGGTAATTCAACGTCATCAACTATAATTCTTTTTACACCTTGGATTTGTCCTTCTGACAATGCGTAAACGGCCCATAGATATTGATTATTTGTTGAACCTGTTTCTGCATGAACAATAACTCCTCCAACTCTTCTAAATCCATAAACAACAGGTATAGCAACATTGGTTCCTTGCTTTGTAACAGTTACACCAGTCGCTTGTTGATCTGCTTGTGGTTGATCTGGAACATCAGGTGTGCCAAATGGTGCTAATAGGAAACTGAAAATGTCGCCGACAAATTCTACAATGACACTAATAATAGTGCCAATAACTTCACCTATCCATTCAATTACACCACCCATTATGCTGGTATCCTATGTATATAATGATTGCCACAATGACTACCATTCTTGTGTTCAAAGTATGTTGACGCTCTATCTATAGCGTCAGCCGAGCCCTCCCAGTCTTTATTAAATGCACAAATATCACTTTCAAAAAACTGTGCTCCGTGTTTTTTACAGACTGCTATAACTTCTGACCATAACATATCTGCAATTACTTTATTACGTTCGCCATCTAAAATATAAAAGAAAGCTAACTGCCCAAACAAAGTAGGGTTCCATAATTTAGTATGTAGGTAGAATATAGCATAACCTATAATGTCATTATGTTTTTCTACTACTAAACATTTAATACCATCATTCATTAATATTCTTTTTAATTGCTTTGACAAATAAACATCGTCAATGGGTATTACTGAATTGAATTCTAATTCACCAGCATGATATTTTGCTATGTTTAAAATTCCGTTTAAATCTTTGGGTTCAAATTCTCTAATCATTATTTTTTGCCCCAACGTATATCTTTAATTGCTTCATGTGAATATTCCATGCTAAAGTCTGCCGGATATTCTCTTTGGAAGTTTTTTAAATTTGTTCTACGACAACTTACTTTTTCAAAGTTAGAAAATAAACTGTCTACTTGGATAGCCAGTCCTGCTGTTTTTTCTGCATCATTAATTTGATAGCCAGCAACACGACCTTGGAATATTAAAATAGGTCCATCGCCTGTGCTATCATCTATAATACTATTGTCAGTCTGGTCAACTAATGCTCTATGTATAACAACATCTTTATTAATAAGAGAACTAACTGCAAACGTAGAAACTGTTGTTGGATCTAAAGCACTTAAGGTTATTGTAATACTTGTGATTGATAATTCGGAAGTTTCACTTGCTGAGGTAATACTTAAAAAGATTCCTTGTGCTGAAAATGTTTTAGAATCGTAAACAATATCATAAGGAGCGTCTGTGTAATATGTGCCATTTAGATCTAATAGCAAATAAGTTACAATAGCATCTCTGGCTAATGCTGTGTTAGTGTTTCCACCTGCTAGTCGTGCCATTAGTAAACCTCTTGCACATCTATTTCAAAACTTACAAATCCTTGATTATCGTAACCATATTCTTGTAAATCATTAGAAATTATAAATCTAAATGCGACTTGGTTAACAGATATAGGTTCTCCAGCACTATCGCTGTCCACTGCTGTAACTAATGCTGGTTGAAATTGTATTGTTCCTGCGCCTGCTCCGTCAGTAGTAGCGTCTTCTGTAACCATGTAAACTTTTGTATGATTAAAAAACCTAATAACATCGCCTGCTCTTAAAATTGTTTTACTTGTTTGATCTGATGTTACAGCAATACTAGTCGATCCAGCGGCCGTTGATGCCGCACTTGGAAAAGTTACTTGACTTGGATAACTGCCACTGGTATCTGATATAGTTGGAATAACTAAATCAAACTCATTTAAACTACCTTGACATCTAGCAACAAAGGCTTGAACTGCCCTAAAGTCACCAGCCGATGTAGATGGAAAAGCTAAAACACCTTGCCATAGTGTAGTGGCATTCGTTGCTCTAACAGTTCTGCCACTTGCTGTTTCTGTTTTCTTTGTAATTGTTTTTTGTTTAAATTTAAGAGCTTTAAATCCTAAACTAACTGGAAAAAATCCTATATAAGCCATTAAGCAGTCACTCCCACTTTGCCTTGTTGATTCATGGCATTGTTAATAATTCCAACAATAGTTCCACGTCTTTCAACAAGTAGTTGATCAAAGTCCCTTGCATCAACTGTTGTTATGTTAAAGTTTACATTTACTTCACCGCCCATGCCTCCACTAATGCCCCCAACAGCATCTGCTACTTCTCTTGGGATGACTGTTGAACTTTGTTTAGGAACAATAAGTTCAGGTCCGTCCTCACCAACTAATGCTGTGGCTCCGCCTAATACAGTTCCACCTCGTTGTGCCGTCTGTGCCCTAATTGCTGATACTTGTGCAAAACCTGCCGCTATTACTGCCGCCATTGCTATAAAGTTAAATGGAGGTGGATAAGATGCTAATGCTTTTGTGGCACCTTGGTATGTGTTAATAACTGCTTCAGCAATAGCCATTGCCTTCGCCGCCGCAAATGCCGCTTTGTTCTCTTTGCCTAATGCGGCGAAAAAGTTTTTAGCTTGGCCAATACCAAATTGATATTTTTCCATCTCAGACTTTTTCTCAAATTCTATTCTAGTCCGATTAATTTCTTTTTGTTTTTCTTCTCTGCCCTTTTTCTTTAAAAACTCTTTGTCTTCAGCACTCATATGTTTTGCTATAGCACCTTGATTAGCAGTTAATCTTTTTTCCAACGACGCCATATACATATCTTCTTGCTTTTGTAACCGTGCCGCTTCCATGTCAAGAATTTCTTGATTTAGGAGAGCCTCGATTGCAAGTTTACTATTAGCAAAGTCTTGTTCAGTTATTAACTGTGTTTCTTTCTGGGTGTTTAGAATTGCTATGGCATTATTTGCAACTGTTTGAAGAGCTTCAGTTTCTTTTTGTATATAATCCACTCTAAATTTAGTAGCGGATTCAATCATTGCTTCTGCTTCAATTTTTCTCTGTTTTTCTAATGCTACTGTTTCTTTTAGCACTTCATTGGCCATCAGTGCCGCTCTAATCTCTTCTTTCTTCATAGCGACGATTTTTTCATCAATGCCTGCTGTTGCAAATAACTCGACATACTTTTTCTTCTCTAGTTCTAACGATACTCTTTGCTCTTTTGTAAGTCCATTTATTGAGTCTGTTTGTTTTTGAATTTCTCCTAATGACTGCTCCACAAGTGATCTGAAATCAAATTCCGCCTGATTTTTGATTCCCATCTTTTTTAATTCTTCGTCAAGTTGTCTCTTCGCTTCTGCGTTCAAGGCCATTTCAATTTCGATTTGCTTAATAATATCTCTAATCTTCGATTCCATTTCACCCATTTGCTTAATATTGGTGCTATCTGTCAGACTGTCAAACATTTTTTTGAGTTTATCACTCATGGCATTAATAGGTGCGGCCCAGCTACCAAAGTCGGGTGCCGGAATCTGTGGAATTTCTTTAAATGGATTTAGTGCATTCGCCTTGTCTATTAGCCAATTCAGTTTGTCGACGACGAAGCCTGCCATTGCTTCTATACTCTTCATAAAATCATCAACCATACCGCCAAGGTTATCTAATACTGCACCAATGGCTAAAACAAGTAGTTTGCCTTTTAGTCCTAGCATCAAGAATCCTATGATACCTATAGCTTTTATAGTTCCAGGTAACATATTCATAAAACTAACCATACCGTTTATACCAGACCTAACAAATTTAAAAATTGGGCTCATCATATCTATTAGTTGTGCTGTGCCTATTGCCATTTTTTGTGTTATTTCAATTATTTTATTACCTACGTTAGCGGCAAATTTGTTTAGTCCTTCTTCATTATCCCCCATAGCTTTATTAATAACGCCTGCTATGCCTTTGGAAAATTCAAACAGTCCGCCTGCTTTACCTACTGCAAGTGTAAATTGGAAGACTTTGTCTGATATCATACTCAAGACACCAGTCCAAGTAGTTGCCATTGCGTTCGCGGCCCTACCAAATGTTCCGCCAGGACCAAACGCCTCCATTAATTTTTTTTGTGATTGGGCAACATTATAATTGACGCCGTCTTTAAAGCCGGCCATCGCTTTAATACCTTTTTCCCTGAATATTTCTGCGGCCGCTATACCGCCAGACATTGCTCTTTGAACTTGCTCGCCTGCTAATCTAAAGTCTCCACCCATGAAGACTGCGACATTACCCGTTAGAACTAACAGTTCTGACAAGTGGTCGGCATCTTTAGCCACAACAGCTAGGTTGCCTGAAGCCGCGGCTATTTGTTCTAGTTCGAACGGAACTTTACTTGCATAAGAGGTTAAGGCTTGAAATGCTTTGCCACCTTCTTCTGCTGATTTAAATAGGAATTTAAGTTTAAGTTCGAGTTGTTCAACTTGACTAGATACTGATAATATTTTCTTAATACCAAACCCAGTTGCTAACGCGGCTCCAACTGCAAGGATTTTTGATTGTAGACGTCCGAAACCCCGTTCAAGGCCTTGGGTGCTTTTTCCAATACCTTTTAGACGTTTATCTAC